AGATATAAGCTGATTTATTTTATTAGGTTCTATATCATCTTTAATAACAACACCGAAATTTTCTTTTAAAAAGTAATTTACTTTATCATATTGTTGTTTTTTGCTAAAAATACTATCTAATTGCATTAGTAAGCCCTTTTTATTTTATTTATTCAAAAAGGCAATTTTTTAATTGCTCTTTTACTTCCAACATTTTATATTTTGCATCACTATATTTAGCTTCCATTATATGTGAATCACCTTTTTTCGCAAATCTCATATCTCTAAGATGCTTAATATAATCTTGGTCTAATTTATAAATTCGTTTTGCTTCTGTATATTGTTCTTTAATTAAATTTTTTATTATAAACATTGCACTTTCGAATAATGCCACATTTTCAAAAACACAATCCCCTGTATGATTGAAAATACTGTAATAATTTTTGTTTTTCTTTTTATTCCAAAATTCTTTTTCTATTTTTATTTCATACAAACCTTTTACTGTTATACTATCTTGTTTTTTATGGATAGTATCTTTTATATTATCTTCTGACAATATTTTATTTGTAGCTAAATCTGTAGCTGAATGAAAATTTTCTAAAATCTTAAGCATAGCATCTACATCTGGATTTGCATGAGTTTTTGTGAGTTTTTCTTTAGAATATGAATTTGTAACAGGTAATTCTGAATTATTCATAGCATTCATAGCTTTTAACATTGCTTGTTTTTCTTGTTCAGTTACCATTTAATACACCTCTTTTAATTAAATTACGTTTAATTTCTCTTTCACGCTCATTAAGCTTTTCACCTCGTTCCAATTTTTCTAGAACAATAACCTCTCTATTATTAACAAAAGTAAAAATTCCGTTTTCTTGTCTAATGTATTTCATGCTATTTTTGAAAACCTCTTTGCTCTACGCATCATCTGATTTGCTACAACATCATTTTCTACACCTATTTCTTCACCTGTTTCAGGATCAGTTACTACTACATTCTTTTTCATTGCACTTTTGGGCATACTTGGAACACTTTTTATTGTACTATTACTATATGTTCCTGGATTATCTTGTTGTTTTCTATTACCTGCTATTTTATATGGTTCTTGAACTTCTGGATCAGTCACTTGTTGAGCAGGAGGTACTTTAGAATTTAATTGACTTCCTTGATATCCAGTAGGTTTAGCTGTAGTAGCAGGACGATTAGGTAAACGTATTTCATCTATTTTCATTTATTTAACCTTTGTACTAATTTGCTTATTGGATTAGTTCTTTTAGTTCTAAGAGATTTTTTTAACATTCTTCCACCTAATTTGGCTTTAGTCTGTTTTAATTTGAATCTTTTAAGTACATTGATAGGTAAACTACACTGAGTAGGATCAGCAACAACTCTTCCTGCTTTTTTTCCTGCTACGCACCTAAATTTTCTTACTAATTTATTTTTTCCTACTCTAGCCCATACTAATTTAGTTTCTACAATAGGGGTGGGAATATCAAATAAGTCCATTACATACCTTTATTATATATTATTATTTATAATAAAGCAAATACTCCAGCAACAATACTTGCTATTATTGTTACTAATAAACTTATTAAAATTTTCATTTGATTATCGTTATGTTTTGCAACTTGATCTTTAATTGCACTAATTTCTAGGCTAATTTTTTCGTTTGTAAGTTCTAAATTTTTATTAGTTTGCTTTAGTGACTCTGTGATTTCACGAAAACTATCTTTTAGCTCTTGGTGATTGCGTTCCATTCTATCTTCCAATTGTTGATACCTTTGTTGACAAAGATCTACGTGAGTTTCTAGACTTTGATATTCTGTTGAAATCTTTTTGGTCACAGCCATTTTTTATTCCGGATAAATTTTGGTCAAAAAAAAAGGAGGCAAATCACTTGCCTCCTTATTTAAAAAACTGTTAAGCTAATGTTAACGCATCTGCTACTGTAACTGTAGCACCTGCTAAAGAAACTCCGTCTACAACTGCTAGAGCTTGAATAGCTGTTTGCAAATCTGACTGAGTCCATCCGTGAGGTCCTTCAACAATTACACTTGTTGTTGTTGTTGATTGATTTACAACAACTGTTGATGCACGTTCTTGAATTGTTTGAATCATTCTTGGAAGAGCTTGCAGTTCTCCATTAGCATCAACACCTCTTGCTGCATTTAAATCTGGAGTTGTAATTTTAATATAATTAAAATTAGCACCAATAAACTCACCAGCTGCTCCTGTAGAATTATGAGTAGCATTAGGTCCTTGGGTACCACCTACTTGTGTGGTTTGACCTGCACTTAATGGTCCTTGAACACCATCAATATAAACTGTTGTTGCCATAATATATTCTCCTTAAGGCTATTTAAATTTATTTATCATTATTGTTAGGAATATGTACATTATTAAGTCTTAAAACTAAAACAAAAGTATCAAAAAAATCTATATATCTTGCGTTTGAAACTAACCACCTATATAATCTCTGTAAAATAAAATGTTTTTGATTACTTTCTAAACTGGGCCATTCTTGTATATACCTTCTATAATTAACTATATTTCCTTTAATTTTAAATTCTTTTTGTAATCTATATAAATGTCTTCTACTATTACTACTATCAATACCATTATGTAAATCTATCATGTATTTTCTTAAAAGATTTACATCTACATTTAATTTTTTTGATAAAATTTCTTCAGAAAACATATTAAGTTTTCTATGTTTTCCTATACATCCATGAAGACCCATATATAGATCAGGTAAATTTAACATAGGTCTATCAAAGTTATGTAATTTATCTGTTTTTTTAAGATATTGTTTTGCAAAATCTTCTGTTACATCATAATGGCGCAAAATATGAATAACTAAAATACTGACAAAAGTTAATTCACACAAAAAATCCCAGCTGTATTTTTGAGTATGTAAAAATCTAAACAGTCTGCTTTCAGCTAATATTTGTATAAAACTTAGATCTGTATCTTCTAAAACTTGTGATACTTTTCTTTTTGCATCATTTTTGGTTATTTCTTTTTGTGTTCCGACTTCTCCTGACTTGACTGAAACCATGCTGTTAAACATGCCTTTGACACGATCTTTACTAGTAGGATTTTTAACATTTCTGTCAATTTGATATAGAAGATCTTCAAATCCTCTGTCGAAATTATAACCGGATAACAACCTGGTAACATCGTCCCACCTGGTAGTGTACCAGTGAATATTGCGGGTTCCCTTAACTTCTGATCCATCTTCTGATTCTTCATATGTTCTAAACTCCAATTTTTGTCCGCTAAGATTAAATTCATACCTCGTATTAGGTTCGTTTGGTAAACTGGTGATATCAATGTTGAAACCTTGTAATAAATTTTCTTCTGTTCCATTGGCCTGCGCTTCTTGATAAGCAATTTTTACTAAGCCAATCATCAATCCCTGCATTTCTGCAGGATAGTCCAAAAAAGTTTTTTTAAAATTGGATTCATTTTCATCTAATGCAACAATGCAGTCTATTTGTACACTTTTTCCAGGATTGCTAAACTGCGGATATCTAATACTCACAAGCTCGCCTGCATTATAACTACGTCTACCTTGATGCTTACCATCAAAAGGTATTATCAAGCTAGCAGGCAAACTTTCCAAATAATTTTGTAAATCTTTTTTAATAGTTTTCTTATCTGTACCTTTTATATGAACAATTAAATCAATATCACCAAAATCTTTTTTAGCACTAGTGTTGTAACTACCGCTAGTTTGTGCAGATTCATATCCAGGAAATTTGCTTAAAACTCTATTAGTAAAATCTCTAATAGTAGGTTCAACAAACTCCCTTTCTATTCTGTCTGCACCTGCAACTCCGCTCATTATGCTTTCCTATATTTTACTAAATTACTTGTATCAGGTAAAAACTTACCAGTTAATCCAAAATGATCTTGATGCTCTATCCAGTACTCTTGTAAATTATATGGAATGTCTGCACGAGTTTTATCCAAAATTCTTAAATATACACTCATTATATCATCAAAATTACTATCAGCTTTAGCTACATCAATAAGTTCATAATAGCTGTCAAGTTCTTCTGCTGTTAGATGACTTCCATATAAAGAGTTTATTAGTTTTAATACTTCTTCTGGTGTATTTGCAACAACTTGATTTGTCTTTTTATCTGTAACTCCTTTTACATGATTAAAACTGAATCCTTTTACCTGTAACATACTTAATAAAAGTTGGGTACGATGCAAACCTTTTACATTATCTTCTTTACCATATTCAATGCTTTTATAACTAAACAACAACCAAGGTAAATGTCCTATCATCCAATCAATTTGTATACCTATACCTAGGTTGTTTCCTTGTTCATCATACTGAGGAAACATTCCAAAAGCATTTCCTGGATTTGCTTTTTTTTCGTCCATGTGTATGTTGGGTGCATGGGCATTAACATACTCGCTTATTAGCTGTAGGACTGCTTTCATAGCAATTTGTTCTTTTGTACTGGTTTTTGCTCTTTTTTGTAATTGATCAAACCGCATTACAAATTCTTCGGGATTAATATTCCATGCTTGAACACTATCAGAAGTTACACCATTGGGAAACAATTTTGTTCCATCTATTGCTAAATCAATATCTCCACTAGTATCTTTTTTACCAACACTACCTACAGGATGGAAATCGTTAGGGTTGATAGGAGCTTTAGGAAATACTTTTTTTAGCTCTATAAAATATTTTTGTAATGTAGGAGCTATGTGTTCTCTGCGAATTCTATCTGTAGCCGCACCAAAAATATTTCCACCTTCAGTAATTTTATTATTAAAATCTAATTGTTTTCTACGAGGTTTCCTGGGTCCTCTTATATCTCTTTTTCTCCATCCAGCTAATGTAATTTCACTTATCTTCATTAAACTTTTTTAAACCTCGCTTAAACTTATTTGGATCTTTGCCCCTTATGCTATTAACAAGTCTGCGTTCTAGCTCATCAGCTTGTTCTTGAGGATATTCATGATATAGCTGTTCTATTAAATTAATGATGCCATTAATCAAATGATCGCTACGTGTCTCAATAATCATTCGCCTATCATTACCAATATAAATTTGGTCAATTTCTTGGAAAAGACTACGAGTTTTTCTTTTCATAGGAAAGATCCTTTTTTATATTTATTATAAATATGTATATGAAACTATATGAACTTAATGAGCAACCTGCTCGAGAACCTGAAATTGATGTTAATAAAATTTTAAACATGGTTGAGTTTAGTGGCCTACCTATGGATATAGTACAAAACGCTCAACAAGCCATTACTACTTTAGCTGACAATAGACCTATACCTTCTGAAAGCAGAAAAGCTTTATTGCAAGTACTAAGCAACATTTAATTCATTTTCCGCAATAAATTTTTAAGCCTTTCACTATGATCTACTGGATCTAATTTTGGTGCTTCTTCTACACTTGTTTCAGTTTTACGTTTAATGCTTTCATATATGCTTTCAGGCTTTTCATTTTGTTCATCTTCTTCTAAATCACTAATTTTTAAACTATTAATATCAAATTTTAAATCTAGCTTATTACCTACACCACTACTACTTCTGGTTTTCATAAATTGTATTTGCATTCTACCTCGTTCTCGCATCATTTTGCTGCTAAAAATACCTACAACATTATCTGCTGTTTGTATTTTGCTTAACCCTCCAGCAATATGACTGTGATCAAACTCCACTTCGTCTACTGCACCTCTGTTTAACTGACTTGCAGTTGCTAATATTATATTAAGTTCTGTTGCCAAGTTTCTTAGTTCTTCACTTACAAATTTATCCTTAATAAACAAATCACTGGGAGGAACTTTCCTTTGTGCAGGCATCATTAAATCTAAATAGTCTACTAGAATAGCTTGTGTCTTTTTTCCTGATTTGGTTTCTAGTTCTTTTAAATAACTTCTTATATCATTTATTGTAATACCATTGGGCATTTGTATAATTTGCAAGTTACCACTTTTCTTTCCTAGCATTTTTACATTAAGCTCTACATCATCCATGTGTTTAAAAATATCTTTTGTACCATATCCTGTGAGCATACTATCCATCCGCATACTACACAACCCTTCACTTAATTCTAAACTAACATAAACAACATTAATACCTGACAATGCCCAATTTAATGCTAAATTCTGTAAGAATAGACTCTTACCTGCACCACTACCTCCTGCAAATATATTAAGTTCTCCCCTATTAAACCCTCCATACAACACACGATCAAATGTTTTCCATCCTGTGCTTGTTGTGCCGTTATTGTCTTTGATGCTTTCTAATCTAGTTCTAGGATCTTCAAAATATTTTGTTCCCATGTTTCTAGGAAGCCCTAACTGTACTGCTTCCTTTATTATTAATTCTACTTCTCCATACTTGTTTTCTTGTAACAAATCAGTAGATTCCAAAATTGCAATAGCAAGTGCTTTGTGTCTGCAAAATTTTTCATACTCTTCAACAAACCATTTTTTGTGTTGTTCTTTTGCGTCAAGTATATCATGCCAATCAAAATCATATATTCCTATTAGTTGCTCTCTAGTTGGTAATACTTGATATGCATTTACATGTTCATCTAAAAATTCTACAATTTCATCAAAAGGAGGGTCAAAAAAATCTTTGCGGGTAATTGATTGACATCTTGTAAAAAGCTCACTATCACTAGCTAAGAATTTTACAAAAAGCTCTTGAATTTGTTTTGTGTACTCTAAGTCTTGAGCCATAATTTTGCTTGCACTTCTATTTTTACAGGATTTGATACAATATTTGATAATATACTATTCACAGTAAAAAGTCGACCATATTTTATTACTGCACTATTAGCATCTTTTATTTCTGGATCCCAATCTGGAAAGCTCACATTGTAACCATATCTTATAGCAGATTTAATAAAACTCATACTTGAGCTGTCTTTGTCAGGAACAACAATAATTTGTTTTTTTAAAGAATTCAATATCTCTGCTTGGACATCATTTAAGTTATTACCGATTATAGCTACTCCTTTGCAACAAATTGCATCAATAGGACCTTCGAATGTAAGTACATATTTATATTCAGGTTTAATATCATCTAACCCAAATACAAAATATTTAGGCATTGTATTAACATACTTAGGAAATTTCTTTTTATCTTTATCTACTAATTTAGGAATTGTTCTTGCTGTATATCCTACAATTTTATTTTTATATGTAAAAGGAAGTATTATTCTTTTTTTATAGTGTAAATGTGTACTGTAATGCCAATCTGCGATGTCTAATATTTCTCTGTCTGCCAAATATTCTACTGCAGATATAAACTCATGTGTAACTTCACATTCTTTGATTGGATTTGTATCAGGAGGAAATTGTACTCCTTCCCATTTAGGTAATATAACTTTTTTAACTTCTGGTTTCTTAAATAATGGTTTTTCATCCATTAATTGTAAATTAGCTAGCTGTATTTCATTTTTTGGTACATTTAATACATCAAGTAATGTTCTTAAATTTTTACCTATTTGGTTTCCAGGAGTCCAACCAGCTTTATATCCACAATTAAAGCAATGATAGCTAACACTGTTATCCTCATTAAATCGTAATCCTCCCCTACGTTTACTATCAGGCCTTCTCGCTCCTCTAATTGTACACATCGGACAATTAAAGCTTGTCCAGCCACTAGGATTCATTTTACTGCCAAATGGCAGATTTTTAGTGATTAGATCGTGAACTATCATAATACTATTTTAACCTCTAAATAGTATTTTGTCAACTGATCCTGAGGTTGTTTTTATTTTAAATCTTATAAAAGTTGAATAACAAACAAAATTTTGTGGATCTAGTCCTGTAAAATTTGTATATTTGTAGTCATCAACTGTCCAGTCTAACGGTATTGTAAAATATTTTGTTTGACTGTTGGGATGTTGTTCTAATGTACCTTCTAAAAATATACTTCCAGTAAAATTAGTCATGTATACTACAAATGTTGCTAACCCGTCTCTATTCATTAAATTACTTGCTTGCGCTTCCATAGGTTCAGTAATTTTAACATCATCTTCATTTGTAGGATAAAATACAGAGGATTCTTGAGTAATATACGTCACTGATCCACCTTGTTTTACTTCTACAGTTAGATTTGTATCATAAGCTCTATTATTATATAATACAGTATTACTATTTGTATCTGATTGACTAACATATAGGTTGTATAAACCAGGTTCCAAATCTTGAATATCGTTAGGGGTAAATAAAAGTGTTGCTATACCTTTTGCCATATTAGTGTTAACTAAACGTTTTTCTATTAGTAAAACTGTTTGGTCTACATTATATAATCTAGCTGTTAGATTAAGGCCAGCAACATTTTTAATTTTTTTATTTTCATCACGAACATGAAAAGTAACAGAAGTAGTAAAACCTTTGTTTACAGGAATAACTTTAGCTCTAGGAAAAAGTATTTCGCTTATACCTTGACTCACGGGATCTCCACTGTTACCAGAGCCTATGACAATTTCTTGTATGATAGGAATATCATAAATATCTTGTGTGAAATTCATAACGCTCTCTTTTTAAAATATTTAGCATAATTACATGAACTTTGACGAATACCCTTTTTTAAGTTTAATTAAAATACAAAAAAACGAATATATAGGAATTATACAACATACAGATAAAAATTTTATTAGTTTTTACGATTATCATAATTTAACAAATCAACAAGACAAAATACAATTTTTAAAATTAGGTGAGGAATGGTGGTGGGAATCTAACAGAACAATACCTATAAATTTATTTTTAGGTTCTAGATTTAATTTTAAATTTTTATTAAGAGTATTTACTATTAAAGATTACGAAATTATACAAGGTCCTGAAACTAGTTTAAAAAATGTATTTCAAAAAAGAATTAAAAGAAGACAAATTCAACTTATTAAAAAATTATAGATTAAGTTGCATAACTATTGTAAGTGCATATCCTATTGCATGACTTTTTTTAAAAAAATATTCCTCTGATTGAGGTTTCAACCAAACTTGTTCTAAAACCTCATTCCAATTTTTACCTAATAAATGTCTTTTTGCTGGTCTTATTATTGCTAATACTGCAGCTAATTTTTCCACACTATCAGGTTTCATAGTTTGTAAAACATCAAAATGATTATGAACATGGAAAAGATTTTTTACAATATTGTAATCTTGTAATTTATTCCAGTCAGGTTCTTTATTGATTAGATCATATATATAATCATTACTTTTAATTTGTGACAGTAGTCCTACATTTAAAAAATCTACTTTAAAATACCCTTTAGACTGTGCATTTTTATAATCTACTGAGCAGTATCCGGTACGTGGATCAACAGGAACTGTTTGAAAGTATACTCCTGTTTTATGTTTAATTAGTTTATCATCATTAATTATACTAGCACAGATATGATCTATTTTATCTAGTAATATATTTCTATCTGCTAAATCTATATCTATGTCAGCATCTACATAAACAAGTTGTTGATCCATTGTTTATCTTCTTTTTTAATTTTATTATTAAGTTTACTTCCTAACTTTTCTATCAAATTAATTACTATTGATAATTGTTCACTAGTTAGTCTTTGTAGCATAATTTGACCTTTATTAGATCCCAAATATATCCAAGGACTTATTTGTCCCATTTGTATTTTATGGCATATCCAATTAGTATTAGCTTGGTCAAATATATCTTGCCATTTACATTGGTTTTCTTTAGCCCAATCTTCAGCTAATAATACAAATCGTTCAATACTACGTTCCACCGTTTCATTTTGCAATGATTGATATATGTATTGTTGATATACAGATTCTTTGTTCCAATTACTAATAATAATGTTATTTTTAAGTAACCAGTCAATGTAATCATTTATATTATATAACTTATTTTCACGTAACCAATTACTAAATTTTAAAAAACTTGTATAAAGTTTATTATGTGTAAATTTTTCATAAGTTATCTTTTTATTGCCTGTAGGATCTATGGCTTTTTTATATATACTAAAAGCCTGTAATACCGCAGGTTTATCCTTATCATAATGCCTTTGTTTATATATACAACTATGTACTATAAGTGTCTGTTCTTTACTAAATTTTTTTCCACAAAAGTCACACTTATGCTTTTGCAAATTTATTCTCCTTCGAAAGATACGCATTTATAAAATTTAATTCCTTCTTTTTTAATTTTATCGCTTCCACCAATATCTGGAAGATCGATCACAACTGCTACTGCGACAAGTTCCGCTTCTAACTTTTTAATACATTCGTTGACTGCTAGTACGGTACCTCCTGTAGCAACTAAATCATCTATTAATAATACATTACTATTTTTCTTTATGCTATCTTTATGTATTTCTACAGTATCTTCCCCATACTCTAGTTGGTAAGTAGCACTTACAGTCTCAGCTGGTAATTTACCTTTTTTCCTAGCTAAACTTACTGGTAATCCTGTTCGCAAGCTAACTGGTGTTGCAAATAAAAATCCTCTAGCATCCATAGCAACTATACTATTGCATTTATTTCTAATAGCAAATGTAATAAATTGATCTACAACTTGTTCTACTAATCTTGGATGTTGTAGTAAAGTGGTTATATCTCTAAATTGTATACCAGGTTTAGGCCAATCATATACTGTTCTTATTTTATTATATATTCTACTATTTTTCATTTTCTTTCTTTTAATAATTTTTTATAATATTTTAATTGTTTATCATCTACACCACTATTAGATATAAAATCTAAAACTTCGTCATCTGTACTTAATTTTAAAATTAGTTCTACTTCTGAAATTTTATAATGCGGAAATAACGTAGAAAAATATTCTAAAAGAACATCTTTTTTTGCTTTTTTACGTGCTGGTGGTATCCAGTTATGTGTTTCTACATAATTTAATCCTACACATGACATTAACAGATATTGTAGCTCTTTATGTTTATGTAAAGTATTAAAATGTAAATTTACTAATTCATTAGTCATATATAAAAAAACTTGTTGGCGTGTTTTGTTTTCTATATGACTACACCATCGCATTAATACAAAAACAGTTTTATCAAATTCTTTTAGTTTACTTTCAGATAAATTTGCATAAAAATTTCTTTTTTTGTTTCCAATAGCATTAAAAAATTCTTTTAAATTAATCATAGCCACAATTGGTCAATATTAATTACTTCATTAATTTTTGTCATATCTTTTACAAAAAACACACAAAGACTATCGTTTTCTAAACTTAATGGTACTGCTAATATATGTCCAGTTTTTAATTTTGGTACATACCATTTTTTTTCATTATACACTGTTTTTAAATTTAAAGGTAAAAATTCGGGTTTAATGTGTTTAGGATTAATAGAAAAGGCTTTAAAATTCCTATCTGCAATTTGCATTACACTAATTATTTCGCTTTGACCTAAATATTGATCTGCAATAATAATACTCCAATCTAAAGGTACCTCTAAAAAGTTATCACCAATTTCAAGTAATGCACAAGGTGCAGTAAAACTTTCTAAAAAAACCAAAGGAGTATATATATAATCAGGATCATTTTGATTAGTAAAATCTAATACCATAAATCTTAAGTCTTCTTCGATTTCATCAGATATAAAATTAAGATCAATATTTTTTTCGATCGTATTAATATACATTATTTCTCCATATAGTACTTATTTTATTGTAGCATGTATTATACATAAATCAACTAAATACTTTATAAGTTTGTGCCGCATAACGGCGGACTTATGCTGTCCCCACAGCGTAGACCTAGAACGTCACTGAGGAGAAAAAAATGGGAAGACCTATTAACAAAAAACATTTTGGAAATGATGCTAACAGTATCAAAGTACAATTTAGACCAGCTGGATCTGCACAGGAATACAATGGTTACATTATTAAGCAATTAGGAACAAAAAAATTCCGTGTAACAAATACAGACGTTGTTGCTGATGGTACTGTAACTGCTGATTGTAAATTATCTGCAGCAGATAGTGGTAGTCTTGCAGCAGGAGACATGACAATTACTGTAAGAACTGATGCAGCACCACCTAATAATATTGTCCAAATACTTAAAATTACCGCTCATCAAATTGTAGATGAAAATGGCGTAACTTATCCTTGGACATTCACACAAGACAATACTGATAACAAGGTAGAAATAGAAGATGTTACAACTGATGACTTTGCAGCTGATGATGCTGAAGTAGTAGACAATAATCTTTAATACTTCATTTTCTTAATTGTAAATGGATAACGTGCCTCATTGTAAAACTTTTTCCTTTCAGTGAGGTGCCGTTTACTAAATTTAGCTGTACTAGCTATATCCCATATTTCCACATGTTCTTTATCCTCAGCTTTTCTAATGCCCC